ACACGAACACCGTGCGATCTAGTTGTACCCTATTTGTGGTATATGTCAACCAAGTAATCCAAGTAGTTCGTCCAATGCTGAAATTGAGCCTGCGATCCGCATCACGTCATTCGACGAGTCTGCCGACTTTAGGTCTCCAAAGCATCGTTCACGTTCCTCGCGGATAAATGTCACGATAACCTTGTACTCGTCTCGGTCGCTGATGCCGTCGATTGCCTGCTGTAATGTTGGTTTCGGTATTGGTGTCATATTATTTCATTGTTTAGTGTAGTGTTTAGAACCAGCACTCATTTCTTTTTGGCAGTTTTAGTTGCTTGCTTGAAGTCACTGGCAGTAGGTGCTTTCTTGCTGCCAACTTTGTTCATCTTCTCGCCAGAACCTGCTTTGATACGAGCTTTCTTAGCATTAATATTTGCGTATAGTCCTTGTTTCATAGTTTATTTTATTTGTTAGTAGATATTGCAGAAGCTGAAAACTGCGGCCCAATTCGATAATACCTGGTTTGGGCTAGACCTAGCTTTTTGAAATTACTGTTGTGACATACCTTGTGTCTGCGTACCACCCATCTGGGCGGGTGCAGTACCGATCTTGCCGATCTCGGCGTTCTGTGCCTGTTGCTGCATGAACTGGTATTGACTAGCATACTTCTGTAGGCGTTGTCCGAATGCCTCGTCGTTCTGCGCCCGATCCGCAACGTCTGGTTGCTGGACGTATGACTGGATGATCTGCATGGCAATCTGCGCCCCGTTAGCCTGTGCCGGAACCTCAATGCCGGCATATAGTTTGGCTAGGTCGTCTGTAACGCTCTTCATCATCTTCTCCTGCGCAGCCTCAACTGGTTGTAGCACATAGTCAGCAAAGACTGGGTTGATGGCACTGGCGGCGAACTCAAGCATTTTATTGATGTCCACGATACCATTGCGGTCTAGTTGTGCAAGGCTAATCATGCCCTTTAGCTGGGTCTCAGCAACCTCTGGATCATTGGACTGCGTGTCAAAGGCAACGGTGATGGCAAACGTCTCGTCTGGGTCACCCTTCGTCATGGTCTGCGGGTTTGGGTTGCCCGTCACTTGGAAGAACACCTCGTCTGGTCCGATGCGTTGGTATAGCTTCCATGCCACGTTAAGCACGTCGCGGACGTGTGATAGGAACTTATCAACGAAGAACTGCTGGCGAACCGATGACAGCGGGTTGTTGAAGTCGAGGCCAACAGCGCGGTCTGCCTGTAGAGTCATGGATACCTCGATCTCTCCAGAGCCATTGTCTACTGGTGGGATTGGTCCCCACGCGATCTCGCCCATGCGTCTGTATGGCAAACGCACACCTGGACCCCAGTCGCTAGGTGGTCGCCCAGCGGGGTGCATTAACGGTGGCAGCGTTGCCATCGATGATCGGTCGATGCGGCTATCACGCTCGGTCTTGATCTGCATCTGGCTACCACGGAGGATGTCGGTAAAGTTAGTGGTCTCGTACAACCTGCGTTGGTCGATGGAAAGGCGCGTAACCACGAATGGGTACGAGTCATGCCCGTTCATCAATTCATGCTTGGCGTAGCCCTCGGCGTTAGGGTTGAACACCGTGCAATAGATCCCCTCAGCTCCGTCCTCGTCGATCAGGCGTTGGTATGCGTACAGAAGCATAATGAGGTCGCCCTCGTCCTTGATGGGCATGCGTTCGGATGATTTTTGCTTGTTCTCCATCATGTAGCTATCTCGTCCACGGAGGTTTTGCTGTGCGTTGTCAACCCACTCCTCGTCCCAACCCTCGGTGATGATCTTCTTCTCCAGTTCTTGCCCGGTTACATAGGTCTTCCAAAACACCCATGGCGAGCGTTGGATGTCTGATATGTATGGTGGGAACATGACCTCACCGTCTGGGGCGCATGAGTTGACGATTGGACGGTTTACCGACAACCTTGGTACTGGGATGGTAGCAGACCCAGTCTTCCGCAGGTCTAGCACTACCTTCTTCGCACGTTTCTTGCCTAAATGCGGCATAGCCTGCATAATCATGGCAATGACACCCTCGTCGTCGCTCCCGTCGAGGATAAACTCGACCACCTCTGGCATCTGCTGCGCAACGTCATCGAGGGTGACGGTCTGTAGGTATGTGCGTAACTCACGCTGCCATCCTACATACGTTACCATGATGCCCTTCTCGAGCAGGTGGTTAGCACCTAGTTCCATGTGGTTGGCAAAGTCTGGGATGTACGTCGAGCGCATCCACTTGAGGAATCCAGAGACCATGCTAGCCCGTGACAGTGATGCCATGCTAGTTGGAAACGCCTTGATGTGACTCTTGGACAAGGCAGTTAGGAATAGTGACACATAGGTCGAGATACGCTCGCCAATCGTGTTCACCTCTTGGTCTGAAGCACCAGTCCACGGGAATGCATTGCTGTCATTCTTACGCATGTCGTCGGTCTTCCCAGGCCAGTAGTTCCTGCGTTCGTCGTAGCTCCGGCGGCACACCTCGTAGTACTCGTCAAGGTCAATGTTAGCGGAGTCATACGCAGCAGTAAGCATTTCGATATCTGGTTCCTCAGATGCGTAGATCATTGCCTCGCCCTCGGCGATTTCGTGGTTATCTTTCATGGTTTTATTTATACGATTTTAAATCTGTTTTCTTCCTCGGTACGCTCGCATGTGATGACGCTGTTGACCGATGGTATGCGCCTGTTTCCTACGACGATATCCACCCGCATTCCATCAAGTGATCCATACACGAATCTGGGGTTGTTTGCGAGCTTAATGACCTTGATGTCATAAATATCCTTTGGAGCAGACGTAGGCCCCTTTAAGACCCCTTCCTGCGCCTCTGGTGGGTTCTCTATGATCATGTCCAACTGGGAAACTTTAATCCTAGGCTTTTTGGTTGCTACGGCTTTCTTTTTGGTTTTCATAAATTAGTATCCTCCGGTGTTACGCTTGGTGGCAAACATTGCATTCTGGTCTACATGGTCGATGGCGGCTATGCAGGCATAGCGTAACACGTCCACAGGGTCTTTCCAAGCCTCCTTAAGCCCACCGTCACCAGTGTACTCGGATAGTGCCTGTATGATGTTCTGGCAATCAGAACTCACATAGAACCTCGGACGGTTCACCGAGTCAAGCGACTTGCTGGTATCATAAGACATTTTAGAGATCAATGCCTGTAGCCCGTCCTCAATGCCAAGACCAGGGGCAGGTATGCATACCATGCCCTGATCGGACAAGTCTTCGATGATACTAGATGACCCGTCATGCCCTTGGTACTGTGCAGCACCAAGTCTAGGGTCAATCAGTCTCTCAAATATCTCCTCGCCCTCCTCCATGCCTAGGATTAGGTCGATGTAGTCCTTGATGCCGCAACCCTGCCCCTTAGCACCAGCACCCACAACCCACTTGCCGTGCTTCCACTCGGCCCAGTCACCAACGTCAACACTAGGCCACTCTCGGTACACCCAGTATGTGTCGGTTGAGTCAACTGCAATCCAGCACATGAACCAGTTCTTAGCCCCCGCTGGGTCAACGATGAAGTACCTAGTAACGTCCTCAGTGGGTATGCTAGACGGTTCCACCACGTTGACCATCTTGTTAAACTTTGGAAACTTGGTAGCGTGTGACTTCACCGGCACACCATACGCACGGATTAGTATCTCCTCCCTAGACCTGTTGGCTAGGTCTTCCTTGATACGGCTGTACCCACCGAATGGGTTATCCTGCGAGTGGAAGTAGTGTATGCTCGCGTTACGCTTCTTGCTGCGTTGGACGTAAGGCACAAGCTCGCCACCCAGCAACTCAGCACTTCGGGACTCAATGGTGGTAGCACCGTCTAGGTAAGTCTTGATCACCTCAGTCCACCCGTCAATAGGGGTAAACGTAAGTAGCAACTTTGAATCTCTAGTCGCAAGTCGAAATCGGAGTGTGTCGATCAACTCCGGTCCTAGGAGGTACTCGTCAAGCCAGACACCAATATTGTGCCATGAGCAATTCTTTGAACCGAGTTCAGCACCCTCAAGGATGGTTGGATTGTTTTGGTACTGGCTATACGTCTTAAAAATGATCTGACTACCATTAGGCAGGATCAAAGACGAGTCAGTAAACCCAGTCTTCTTCTTATAGCTTATGTACGAAGTGCTGCTCGTCTGCTTCTGCTTAAACTCCTGCGGCAACCAGTGCCAGATGGAACTCTGCTGCTGGCGAATACTCACCTCGGATGTCTGCGAAAAACAGAATATTTCTGAGTTAGGATTTTCTACTGCCGCCTTGACCACGCAGTACGAACCCCAGGAAGTTTTTGACGATCTGTTACCTCCAAGTGCTAGAATCTCAGAGACTTGTGACAATTGCTCCTCTGCCTTTTCCCAGTGCGGTAACCTGAACCCATACCTGTACGGGTCTTTCTCGGCGTTATCAATCGCCTCATGGTATATGCCGTGCAAGGATACCAGTTCCTCTGGTTCCATCTCGAGGATTTCCTCGT